TGTCTCTGCTTCGGGTGTACTACAACCCTGGCTCCGTCTTGTGACGCCAACAGTACTATGCAGTTGTCTAGGTGCTTGGGTTGGTCGTCAGATCAACGACCTTGACGCCATACTAGGCGGTGGTCAGGCAGCCGTCAAGGTGGACAGCTGCCAAGGTGGATCAGCCAGCGATGGCGGCACGGAACAGGTCAGCACCTTGCCAGTTGAGGCGAACCCGGTCGCTGTTGAGCAGGTTCTTGTTTAACAAAGTCGGCTTTGTGGACAGCAAAATTATCAGGCGCAACCTCTTGCTCGGTAATGGCGTTACCTAGAGCGGCATACAACCTTTTGGCGTTTTCTGGTGTGAGGTGGAGGTACCTGTCATCGCGGTTGATCACAACGTAGCCCCCAGTAGGGGAGTGCTCGTCGACGGAATCTCCGCTAGAGATCCAGAGGCTTAGCGAGTCGAGGTCGATGATCAGATCGCCCCATTCGTTGAATTCGAGAATCATGGTGTTAGGTGGTGGTGTGTCCTTACAGTGGTGGAAGACTAACGCCGAGATCTATTCCTAGGTCCCGTATATAATCCTCGAGATGGTCAAAGAGACATTCATAAGTGTCTGCCTCATCGTCAGTCATTAGAGAAGACAGAGCCTCCCTAATCTGCAGGGCTCGATTGAGCCTTTGTTGTGCGTCCATGAGGTGTGGCTGTGGATGATTGTCGAACCTGAAGGGGCACCGGCTCGATGTGTTAAGCATGGCACAGAATCCTGAAGGTGCACCGGATGGTGTGCCAGTTTGTGATGTGTCCCGTTCAGCTCCGGCTCATCCGGTTTACTAAGGACAAAGGGGGCGCCGGATCAGTGAGGCAGCGGCCTCCTGTCCGACTTGTTCACACTATGGCACCTGTTCGCCGTGTTGTCAGCACTCAGTGGACAGTACGGCAACCGGCCGACAGATCGCGAGAGATCGAGACAAGCGAGTACACCACATCTAGCGTGCGCGGTAGTTTGATCACGCTAGATACCGTGCCCAACTGGTCCAACTATAAATAGTTGAGCCGATTTGAGGGGGTGGCCATGGGGGTTGCGGCCCGGCCACCACGTAATATCAGCTTTCAAACATTTTTGTCATTTTTTTACGCTCTGGCATACGGATAACAACATCATGAATAGATTGTTCTACATCCATAACCTGCAACACGTACGCATCAGGACCAACCTGCATACCACCAACGACACAAAGACCAAGAATAACATTACACATCATGACCACATAGCCTCATAAACAACAGGGAAAGCCTCTTTAATCAACTCTTTACAAGCATCAGCAATATCTTTGTGTTCTTTTTGCGTACCATTAGCACACCTAAGGTCACAATAATGCAACCAAGACCGTAACGTACCATTCATATAAAGTTTAGTAGGAGTACAGAGAGGTAATACATCTCTTGCACATTCTTTTGCTACTCCTGCTGCTAACATCTCCTCATATAACTTATAAGACATATCAAATAAAGACTGTTGTTTAATTTGAAAGTCTTGGACTGTATATAGGTCCATGTTATCAATACTATTTTGTCTATTTGTCTTATCTTGTCTACGAATATCTGTCGGTAATGCTCTATCTGTTTTACCATACCGTTGACTAAATTCTTGAAAACTAAATGATCTATGTCGTAGAATTTGAGCAGCAACACTTCGGGTTGTCTTTATTTCTACACACATATTAACCATTTCAAATGGAGACCAATGTTTATGTGTTATAAGGTATTTAATTAACTTACTGTAAGAAGGGTTGTCTTGGTTATTTGGATTGGACACCCGTGCCATGTAAGCTATCAATTGTTCTCCGTCTGGAGTCGAGTGAATTAAGGATACGTTGTTCATTCGTATAAGGTGGGTTTTGAATGAGTTGTTTGTAGTCATTGATATAAGGTGGAAACCAATGACTTATGTTAATACATTGAGACCAGTTAGCAGGATTCATACACCCTACTAATAGTACTGTAATTAATTTATATATGTAATTAATTATATCCATAACATATAAGTTATATATGTACTTAAAGTATGTCCATTCACACGTTCATTTCACTCCACACATAAATGTGTGTCGTTCATTCACTTAGGACATAAGTAAAGGGGAAGGTTTTGATGTCTTCCCCAATTACAGGTTCGAGTCCACCCTTCTCTCCCCTGTATAGATGGGGACCCTGCCTAAACCCAGTTGTGGACTGATGTCTTATTTCGCGCCTGTCGGCGCTGTTCAGCGTTCATTCCAAACACCAAATGGTTAGCAGATTGTTGTGGATCATCAATCATTGATTGAAGTAAATCATTCCACTCTTCTAGTTGTCGTTGTTTAACTGCAGCTTTTTCAGAGATACCCATGGCATCTGTAAAATACTTAACACCTTGAGCTAAACAATCTAATCTGTCGTCATGTTTAACTGCTGCTTTCATACGACACATACGACTCATTTGATAAAAGAGCATGTAGAGGAGTCTATTTTCTGGAGCTTCATCTGGGTTGGACTTATAATCCCACTCGATGACTTTACGATCAACCACAAGGCGGTGTTGATTAAGAACAGGCTCAAGGGAATCAATAATACGATCTTCTTTCCTGACTGTTGCACGTACTTCTTCTACTCCAATATTTTGTTTAGTGTTTTGCATGTGTTTTCTAAACAACTCTGCAACGATACCATCACCAAAGTTTGTTTCAATTACAAGAGATGACACGTTATATTTTTTACACCCACTTAAAATGTCAAGTAACGTTTCGTCTGAGTATCCAGATCTATAAGCTCGCATTTCATGCAAGTACAAAAAACCATTACGCTGGGAGATATAAGCTGCTGTTGTCTCATCTGTGCCTCTACCCGATGGGTCAACTGAGCAGATTGTCTCTTGGTAAGGGTGCCATTCTCCTTGGATGCACATTGGACTGTAGAAATGATCTCCAGGTAATCCAACAGTCGGGAGTTCTTTGATGACGTTACTTGGGTCGCTGCACCAGACAATACTATCAGGAGCTGTGGTAGGGTTGACGCTAGTGACAATAAGATCAGCCATTTTGAGAGGGAATTTTTCAGCATCGCTAAGTGTCGTATCTAACATGAACTGGAGCATGAAGTTCGACCGTCCCATGGACGCTTCACGCTCAATTAGATCCTCGTGGTCAAATCGATCAGGATCTGTTACTGTCCAAGGTTCTGCACCTTGTTCAATGTCCTCCATCAGAGAAGGCGCTAGAAGGCCCTCGTAACCCTTAATGGACCTTGGGTACCTAGCAGGCCAAACAAAGGGCTTGTAGGCCCTCTCAGCTAGCTTACGGTAGACTGTAAAGGTTGTTTGTGGAGTCCCTAGGAACATAATACGTGAATCGTCCTTTGGTGTAAGAATAGATTCAGCTTCTGTACACAACTGAAGGAGTTTTTCCCTCATCAATTCTGTCATTGAGTTACCAGGGACTTCAATGTCATCAAGAATCATCAGGTCAGCACGACTACCAGTCAACTGACCGGTAATACCTACCGATTTGACAGACGGTGCTTGGTGTGGAGAGCAAGCAACATCAAAGCTAATACGGCTCCAGCGAGCGTCATCATTTTTAGGTCTCAGGTGGGTTAGCCAAGGTGTTTCAATAATAAGCTTCTGAAGGAAGATAGACATGTTGTCTGCTCGTTCTTTAGAAGCAGAAATGATCATGATTTTCTTTTCAGGATCATTAAAGAGAGTCCAAAGTACAAACGCTCCAGTAATCCAAGACTTACCGACACCACGGAAGGCTTGAATTTGGAGTCGTTTAGGACCATTTTGTAAATAGTCTGCAATGGCATATTGTGCGCGTGTAGGAGAGGGAAGTTCAAGTTGTCCCCACAAAGCTTGAAGGAACAACCTGAAATCATCTTGTAGTGATTTAACTACGGAGACACCCTCAGACGGCGCTGTACGGCGTCTACGTGGCATGTTGTGTGTGTTTGTATGGTTAACGGTTTAGACCGGTGTTCCAGGCGCTGTTAGGGTGCGCTTTTTTCATCATTTCGCTAAAGATAAAACGTTCTTCTTCTTCAAGCACTTCTTTAAACATACGCATAAATTCCATACGTTGTTGTATACCCGTTTTGCCTTCATCAAAACTCATTTTAAAATTTTGAAGAGACTTACCCGTCATTGCTTGAAAAGCTTTATCAAGACGTTTGTGTAAAACAGTGTGAATAGAATCTGGCAATTGACGTAAATTAGCAATGTGATTACCCGAATAAATTCCCAAATCTTTTTGCACTTTATTGATAAAACTCTTACGTTGTTTATCTGTTAACCCGTTAGTAACTTCATCCATTAATTTAAGTGGATTCCAATGATAAGCGTGTGAACCTTCAGGTGTTCCAAGATAAAAACCTTGGTCACCTTCAGGTGTCAAACGTTCTTCACGTTCAAGACGG